ACAGAAGGGGATCCTTGATATTGCAGCCAGACTCACAGCCGAGCAGAACATAATCCTCGGCTTACAGAATGACCTCGCCACGTTGCACCGAGAGCTTTGGACCAGCCCCGGACAGTCAGAGGATGTGGATTTGCGACTGCGGGCGTTTTCTGACCGTTTCGACGCCGGCGCGACCCCGCGTGTCGCCGACACCCTAGATCAGTGGTTCGAGACACTCCCGTTCCCGCTCGCCTCGATTCTCAGGGCTTGGCAGGCAGCTCCAAGCCAGGGCTACAAGACTAAGAGCGAGCATCTGCTGCACTTCTTCGAAGCGGCCGCCGAGTTCCTGAGCGTCATATACTTGAGCGCGTTTTCTTCTGAACCAGCCCTCTTCGCCAATCATAGAGAGAAGCTCACGGAGGCATGGAAGAAGCAGAATGTGAGCCTCCAGCGAGCCACCTTCGGCACTTGGAAGATCGTTGTCGAGTACTTCTCCAAGCAGACGCGGGAGCTTCTTTCCGGCGAGACCGAGAAACGGTCGCTGTGCGCGGAACTCTTTGGCGATCCGACGCAGACACTGCCTCGGATGCTGGCGAGCAAAGAGCTGGCGGCCCTGCTCTCAGCGGCGAACAAGATGCGCAACGATATTGGGCACGGTGGGGTTGTTAGCCAGGCGGAGGCCCGCCTGACGAATGAGCAGTTGTTGACCGGACTTCAGAAGCTCCGGGAAACGATGGCAGACGGTTGGCGCCAACTGCAGTTGATCCGCTGTCTTCAGTGCCAGCCGCGCCGAGGAGTGTTCGAAAACGAGGTGGCGATCCTTGTCGGCAGCAACAGCGAGTTTCTGAAGGAGTCTCGGTCGATGTCGTCATGGCTGGACGTCGAGCGCCTTTACTTAGCCTCGCGTGACTCCGGCCGAGGTCTCTTGCTGTTACCCCTCATCCAGGTGGGTCCATCTCCTTCCTCAGCGAAGAACGCGTGCTACTTCTTCAATCGCGTCGAGAAGGACGGTTCACGGTTCGTCTCATATCACTTTGTCGATCAGCCAGAGCTGAAGGACCCATCTGACGACACGTTAGCGGCTATCCGCCTCCTCACTGAGGTCAGTGCCGGCACTTAGTCGTCTGCGATAGGAGCATGAATGCCAAGGAGTGGGAAGAAGGGTTCTCTCGGAAAGGAGCTCGCGTCAGTCCGCCGTTCGCTCCGCGCCCTAGAACAATCGCTGGTGCGGTTGGCAGCCCAAGTGCGCGACATCAAGGCGGAACAACGCCTCCACGCCGAAAGGGAAGCCCCGCCGCAAGCTCAAGCCGATGCCAGCCCGCCGAAGGGCCCTCCGGCTGCACGGTCGGTACCTTGGCTACATGAGGCAGCTCAAGTCGAGGGCCAAGGCGGAGGTGCGCGCCCTTCGTGCGAAGAAAGGCGTCAGGGCGGCGATCAAGCGGGCGAAGAAGCTGGCGGGCAAATGACGGATGCACCTTTGTGCCGGCGCACGGTCAAGGAAGTTCCCGCTCGCCTAGGGATCCGCGCTCGCATCAAGTGCCTGACTTTGGTCTACAATCGCCGTGTGACGTCGAGCGTTCGTTCAATAGGGGGCTGGCGTGCCTGAGCCACGCCACCTAGGCCACGCACCCATTACCGAGGCCTTGATAGACGTCAGGGTGCGACCGAATCCAACAACTAGTGCCTCTTCATTTGAGGTGGGGAGGCAGGAGCTTGCAACCGCGTACCCAAAGGTGAACGCGATTCACTATGGGCGAGCGACCATCTCCCTCGGCAAGCCTCATGAATCCTCGGCAACGACAGAGGACCTGGGCCCGCAAGGCTTCTACTTCAAGTCCGATGATGAGAGCGATGTTGTTCAGTTTCGAGTGGATGGCTTTACATTTAACAGACTTAGACCCTACACCAGTTGGGAGGAGATATTCCCACGGGCGATGGAGCTTTGGGGGCTGTACGCAAGAATTGCTCGGCCCGAGGTCGCTACGAGACTCGCTCTCAGGTACATCAATCACGTTGAGCTTCCAGGTGTCCTCGAAAACCTGGGGACTTTCCTGACAGCCGCGCCATTTGTGCCCCCAGGCTTGCCGCCCTACATTAGCGAGTTCCTAACTCGTGTCGTCCTACATGATCCCGAGAATGACCTCACGGGTATACTCGCTCAGGCACTTCAGGGCAACCCTTCGGGGAAGGAGAACACACTGGTCCTAGACATCGACGTCTTCCGGGAGGGAGAGTTCGAGCCGATGGCTTCAGCCTTTGGCGAAACTTTCGGTGCACTTCGGACTTTTAAGAATCAGATATTCTTCAGCAGCCTCACCGAGGAGACTATTCGGAGGTTCGAGTGACCACTGCGATCCTACCGGGCAAGGGGTGGATACTTCCTCAATCAGGCCGGGGAGTGAGCGACGAAGCATCCTGCGTTCAGGCCATCTTGGACGCAGCGAACCGCGGGGACGTCAGTGTGACCATCGGAGAACGACGGCGCAGAGGGCACAGGGCGCTCGGTGAGATTTCGCCCAAGGCGCAGCCGATTCCGGCGCGAAACGCTCCTGTTCAGCCAGCGACAATCCACTACGCTAGGGAGTTCCTGGATGGACTTCCGGCGTTTGTGTCGGACCCCGATATTTACGCAGACACCGATGGAGAGGTCGTATTCGAGTGGGATTTCGGCCGACGCCGGGTTTTCTCGGTCAGCATCGGACCAGATGGCACATTGACTTATGCAGGGTTATTCGGGCATAAGAGGGCACATGGCATCGAGGAGCTTGCCGGGTCGATTCCGGAGGTTGTTGCGACGAATATTATCCGGGCCCACCGTCCATCTTCCTGAGAACCCTTCCCCCGACGAGATCGTAGGAAGATTCATTTTCGAAAGCGGTCGGTTCACGCCTTCACGTGGACGAGTTAAACCGCGAACATTTCACCCTGATGGGGATCTAAGAACTTCCGTCTTTCGCCTAGACGGTCTCACCGAGAATGAGATTTGGGACGTTGGCAGAAGGTACGCTACGGGCCCATCAGAGCGAACCGTACTTGCTCGCGCCGACCTCTTGGTTCAGGAGGTCACTGTGACGGGGCTTCAGGTTGAAGCAGACGCTAACCCGCCTCGACACGCGAACTTGGTAGGCTGGCCAGCTACTAAGGACGCGCGGATGGCGATTGCGCAAGAGCTGGCGGCATCGGCAAGGTTGCGTCTGCCCTAGCCGACAGAGCTCCTCGCCGATCTCACAGAGACCCTCTTGGCCCGTCCGAGTGGCCCCTACCCTCACCTCAAGCACCTTACCTTCGGATACTCCGGGAAGAGCGCCAGGGTCGCGCCGTAGGGCCCTGGACTGAACGCCCGCTCGACAAAATCGCGGGCTTGGCCGTCCCTGTACGAGCGCCCGGCGTAACACGAGCCCGATGACGGAGATGACATTGCCGTTAGCTGATCAGGGCGGCCCTACGCGGGTTTGGTTCGCGGGTGAGCCTGCCGATCCCGCTGGATCGGAACCGGATCGCGCTGTGCTATGCATAGGTGGTAGTCAAGTCCGTCACCGGACGTTGACGGCGCGCCCGCCTCGTGCTCTGATTTGCGTCATGCCTCTATTCGCCCTTGCTAGCCCGGACTCACTCGCGTCCAGCGCATCCAATCCCAATCGCGAGGCATGGGCGCGTTTCTGGCCGGTGCTCTGGGACGTGCTCAAGATCGGATTCGGGGCGCTCCTCGCTTACTTCTTAACCCGGCGCAACGAGCGCATGAAGGCGAAGGAGAAGCGAGAGGATGATCAGCGGGTCCGAGACGAGATTGATCGGCGAGAGCTGCAGCGGCGCGAGGAGGACAGTCGGAAGGAAGCAACCCAGGACCGGCGGCGCGATTACCGAGTCCGGCACAGCCTCGCGATTGAAGTCTCGGCATTTCTCGACCGGTGGGAGCTACTCCTCAATACCCACACACCCGGAATGTCCGATCCAGACACGCTGAATCGTCTGGAGCAGGATGCCGAAGCGTTCCGCGCCCTGGCTGCGATTTTGGCCGATATTAGAAGCGACGTGGACCGCGGAATCGCGATGCAGTGGTGCATGCTCGTGAGGACCGCTGCCCACGCCATCACGACGATCCGTACCAACCCAGCGGAGCCTCGGCAGGGCGAAGGTCAGGTGCCCGCACCAATGCAGGCTGCTCGAAATGCGCTGCGGCTCCGGGCGCTAGGACAGCTTCAGCAACTTCTTGAAGCGGGGCGAAGGCTACGACCCTGGATCAACATATACGATGCTGGCGAGAAAGGCGGACTAGTGCCTCTGCCGGACGCACCGCCGCCTACACCCGACTCCACTACCGGCCAACCGCCCGCCGCGGACAAGCGCCCCGGTTAGCGCACGCTCTCACTCCACCTCCACGTACTCCAAACAGAGCGCAGAACATCGTCATAGGACCTTGCTCGAAAACGCCTTCTCCACGAGCTCACGGGCACGGTCTTCCTGGCCGTCCGCCAAGAGGGCTCGACGCACTCGTCCGATGATCGAGAAGACGTTCCCGTCCGTCCCGATCAGCTTGCAGGGCGGCCTAGGCGGGCTGGACATCGCTGAGCGATCCGATCCCGCCGGGCCGGAACCTGACCGCGATTGTCCCCTCTTGTCCGTCATGATCGATTCCTTCCGCGAGTAGATTGAGAATTCTCGACCGTTCCGCTGACCAAAGCGCGTCCCAGATGCTGTCGAACTCGGCGAGGACCTTGGCCGTGTCGGTTTCGCTTACCTTCGTGGCCTTGGTCGCCGCGATTGCTTGGTCAGTGGCCGCAAGACGGCTCTGGATCGCCTGGATCTTTCCGTGGAACTCCGCGACGCGGTCCCCTACATCGCCGTTCCTCGATGTCTTCCCGACCAGCGCCTTCATCGCGACCCTCTGCCGCCCCAGATCCTTTGCCAACTTCCTCCGCTCTGCGGCCAGCGACATGCGCTGCTCGTCCAGCTGCGCTCTGGCCTGCCGCATTGTCTCAACTATGAGCTCGGGATCGGCCCGAATTGCGCGGATCTGCTCGACCACCCGCTGCTCGATTTCGTGGGCAGCAACTCGGCCCGTCGGGCAGGCGTGCGCTCCCTTCTTGAGCCGGGTCTGGCAGACGTAGTAGCGGTGTCGCCGATTACCCTTGGTGGTGTAACTCGGCGTCATCCGGCAGTTGCACTGGGCGCAATAGAGCAGCCCCTTCAGTAGAGCCCTGCTGTCCTCCCGCTCGCCCTGGTAACCTGACGTCCCATTCCGGGTTAGGAGTGCCTGCGCCCGGTTCCATGCTGCATGTTCGACGATCACCTCGTGTTGGCCAGGATGAAGGATGCCGCGGTGGGGAACCTTACCGATGTACAGAGGATTGCGTAGAAGGTGGAGCAAGCCGAGCTTGTCGAAGGCGGCGCCGTTCCGTACCGCACCGGACCGTAGTGTCCATGTCTTCCGTCTCCAGCCACGCCGACCCAATTCCTCGACCACCTTGGTCAGGGACGGGGTGGCTAGGTAAAGCCGGAAGATTTCTCGGACCATGGCGGCTTCGTCTTCGTTGACGACTAGCCGCCCGCCGCGGGGACCGACGTCGTAACCAAGAATAGGCATCCCCCCCGTCCACCGCCCCTGCTTCCGCGCCGCAGCGACCTTGTCGCGGGTACGCTCACTGATCTGCTCCCGTTCGAATTGGCCGAAGGAGAGGAGCATGTTCAGCATGAGCTTCCCCTGCGACGTGCTCGTGTTGAGATCCTGGGTCGCCGAGACGAGATCCACACCGTAGTGCTCCAGGATCTCCCAGATCCGGTAGAACTGATGGATTGAGCGACTCAGCCGGTCGATCTTGTAGACGAGGAGCGTATTGATTTGGCCACTCTCGATGTCCGCCATGAGGCGCTTCAACGCCGGCCGGTCGAGCGTGCCGCCGGAGTAGCCAGGGTCGGAGTAGGTCTGCGAATGAGTCCAGCGTTCGGGTGCGGCGGGATCCGCGTCACGCATGGAGATGTACGTCTTGCAGATCTGCTCTTGCGCTTGAAGCGAATTGAAGTCAAGCGCCGCCTGCTCGTTCGTCGAAACCCTGACGTAGACGGCTGCCCGTCGGTTTGCCGGGCGCTGAGCAGCGCTCGCTTGTCGTCGAGCGGTGCGGGTCACTTGGAACCTCGGCTCCGGCGAGTTAGACCGAAGAAGAGGCGACCGTTCCAGTGCTGCCCCGTGATCGCCTTGGCGGCCGCGGTCAGGGACGAGTAGGTTTGCCCGTTCCACTCAAACCCTCGATCCAGCACCGTCAGGGTGAGTCGAAGCCCGCGGTAGTCTCGGATGATCACCGAGCCCGGCTTCGGGAGCCGCGGGTCGCGTACCGGAGAAGGGAGCACCTGAATCGGAGCGTCGAGCCTCGGGCTCCGCGGTTGGTCGCGGACCTCGGCGACGAGCGTCGGAAGGTTGACGGTGTCGGACGTCTGACGCCCTTTCGCCTGGGTCAGCCACGAGACCTTCCGCCGTAGCCAGTCCCGGTTCCATGAGCCCGTCGGACGACCGGATAGCCGCTCGAACTCCGCCCGGAGCTCTCCGGTCGTCATCGCCTGAATCTCGGCCAAACGCCGGATCAAGTCCGCGGTCCGGCTCTCTGGTGTCTTGGGTATCCGATCCACGTCTCGCAAATTGACGCTCTGACCGGGGGGAGAGATCGAGAGGATTGTGGGGGGTGGAAGATCCAGGGCCACATGTCCCGCACACGTCGGGAGTTGCGGCATCCTGCGCCTTGGCCATCACGAGACGGAGGTAACCCGCTGCAAGGATGGACGCGATCTCTGTAAGAATCTCATCGCCCTCAGCCCCTCCTAGTAGCGCCAACGGTCTACCCAGGGGATCCGGCGGGGCCGTGTGCGATAGGCCTTCTCGGCAGCGGCAATTCGCTCGGCTTCTTGCTCCGCCGGGACGGCGAGCCAGTCAGCTCGTGACTTCAGGCTCTGGACAACGGCAGGGCCGAGGATGTGGAGTGCGGCTAGTGCATAGACCGCGAGATCGAGGGCCTCGTTTCGCTCCCGGATCTTGACCCACTGCCGGATGGCTCCCTTGCCCTTCACGTACTTGCGAATGCATCGTTCCGCCGTGAGTTGATTCGCGTACTCGAGGTCGGCCCAATCGGGGAGATGCATGTAGCCCGGTCCCGGAGCTGGGATCCGAAGGCGCGAATAGATCACGTCCTTCGCCGTGTCCACGCCCAGCGTGAAGAGCTTCACGCGGTAACGGTTGTGCATCGTGGGGCGGGTCACGAGCGGAATCCCCGGGGTGTTTCCCCCGCGCACGGGGAAGACCCGGCGGTCTGCTCTCAACTTGCAGTAGCGGTAGACGTGCTCGGTGTGGTGTCCGCCGGAGTCAACGCAGACGCATTGGACCGGGACCTTCTGGCCGCTTTGGTGGTCGAACTTGTGGGTGAAGAGGAAGCGATCCAGGTCCTGCCAGGTCTCGTCTCGCCCTGGGTCTCCATGGATCTGAGTCCAGGCGATGAGCCAGGACTCTTCACCGGCGCCGAAGCCGTGGACCGCAGCCTCGAGCCGATCTCCCTGAACATCGACTCCCGCGACGAGGATGCCCACACCATTCGGGACCTCCGCTGGATAGTGCTCCGCGCGAGCCAGGACATGATCGGGCTCGACACTGTCGCCTCGCTCTTCCCAGGACTCGCCGAGCACGGTATTGACCCAGGTCTTGAGCCGAAAGGGATCCTCCTTTGCGTCGAGAAATTCCTCGACGCACTCCCGCCAAGACTTCCAGCCCAAGGGGCTATAGAGACCTGAGAGATGGAATCCGACCGTCCGCCCATCGCCTTCCGCGGTTGCGCGCCACTCGCCGCGCTCCAACATCTGAGTCTTGTGACGCTCCTCGATGAGACCCTGGCAGCCCTCGCAGTAGAGCTTCACCGTCTCCGGCCTTCGATCCTCCCAACGGATGTTCGGCCAACGAGTCCAGTCCATGTGCCCGCAGTGGGGGCAGGGGAGGAAGTAGCGACGCTGGTCTGAGGCCAGGAACTCTCGCTCGATCCGGCTCAAGCCTCTGACCGTAGGGGTCGACACGAGGAACACCTTGCGGCGCGCGTAGGTGGTGGTGCGCTTTTCCGCGAGGGAGACGGGATCCCCCTGGCCGTCTACGTCTCCGGGGTACTCGTCCACCTCGTCCATGAAGAGATTGCGGATCGGCATGGAGCGAAGACCCGCACCAGAATTGGCCCCCGTCAGGATCAGAAGGCCACCTTCGAATTCCTTCACGAACATCGTGTTTCCGGAGTCCCGAGATCGGCTCGCCGCCACGCGTGCACCGAGGACTGGGGTCGCTGCGATCATCGGTGCGATCCTCTGCTTCGAGACGCGCTTCGCCACCTCCACCGTGGGCTCGACGTAGAGCACGGGTCCGGGAGCCACATGGATCAAGTAACCAATCCAGTTGTTGCCGCACTCGGTGGCTCCGATCTGGGCGCCCTTCATGAGCACGATCCGCTGCGCAGGGTTGAGCGGGGAGAGGGCGTCCATGATGTCCCTGAGGTACGGGGTGCGGGACGTACGCCAGTGGCCAGGTTCGGCAGAACCCTTGCCGCTCAGGACCCGGTGCGCGTTCGCCCATTCGCTCACAAGGAGGAGCGGCTCGGGCTCCCAGCCCCGCCGGGCCGAGACATGCCAGGGCTCAGTGCCGTTGGACAGGATCATCGTGCTGGAAAGGCTGGGCGAGTTCTTCGCAGACGCGGCGGAATTCCTCGGTCAGGAGCTTGTGAATCTCGGCGGCGTCAGTCATCGCCGCAATCACAGCGGACACGCGATCTGGAATTGCGAGCAGAAGGTCTCGTGCACGCCGGTTCATTGCGTAGACGACAGCACGGGCCTCGTCCCTGGAGATCAGTTCGCCAGTTCGGGCCTTGTAGTCCAGTTCCTTGAGCCGTGCCTCGAAGGATTCCCGCACGGCCCGCGCCGTCGAGTACCCGCCAGTTGAGGGCTGCGCCGTCTTCCAGGGGAGCGCTGACCTTCCATTGGCCGCTGCGGGCGCCGGTGATGCGCGTAAGGTCCCAGGAGTTCCGCTCACGCTGTTTCGGGGCTTCGATTCGTCCGTATTCTTAGCCCAATCCCGGTCCGCAACCGCTGGATCGACTTTCCCGTCCAGCGACGTGATGCGACCGCTTTTGATCGCCTTCCTTACCGCGGCCGGGGTGACATTCCGATGTCGCGCATAGGCTCGAATACCCATCTCGTGGGCCATCACCTAATGTCCTCGCGCACGGCTTTTCCTCCCGTGGCCTCTTCCCATCGCTGGATCACGACGTCCACGTAACCAGGATCGATATCCATCGCGAAGCAGCGCCGGCCCAAGCCCTCTGCAGCCATAAGGGTGGTTCCGCTTCCGACAAAGGGATCGAGCACATCCCCCGAGTGATTCATGATCGGGCGCGCGAGGAGTTCGACCGGTTTCTGGGTGCTGTGGCCGCCGGAGACGTTCTCATCCAGCGGGACAGACCAGAGGGTCGTTTGGGAGCGATCCCCGATCCAACCCGCCTCGCGGCCATTCCGCACGGCATAGAGGCAGCACTCATGCTGCCAGTGGTAGTGCCCGCGGCTAATCGCGAAGCCGGGTTTTGCCCAGACCAACTGGGAGCGGAGCTCGAACCCGGCTGCCTCAACGCCGCCCTGCACGTCTTTGGCGAAGAGGCTCGCGTACCAGGCGTAGAGCACGTCAGAGGGGATGAGCTTCCAGACGGGCCCCCAGTCCACTCGGTCGTCGTTTGCGATGTGACCTGTGCGCCGCGCGGCGTAGTTGAGGTGTCCCTTCGCCGCGGCTTCGTCCCGCCATGCCGGGTCGTACTCGACTCCGTACGGCGGATCCGTGACGCAGAGCTTCGGCCTGGCGCCGGCGAGAAGTCTCGCCATGTCGTCCGGGTTCGTCGCATCGCCACAGAGCAGCCGATGTCGGCCCAGGAGCCAGAGGTCGCTGGGCCTCGTGATCGGGTTTGTAGGAGGCTCGACCGTGTTCGGCTCGGGGAGCGGGGGAGCGAGCCCGGCAAGCAGAGCATCGAGGTCCTTCTGGTCGTAGCCGACACCTTCGAGAGAAGGAAGGCTACGGAGAACCTCGGCCAGCTTCTCCTCCATCCAGCCGCCTAGTTCGGTCGTTCGGTTGTCTGCAATGGCGTAAGCCATCGCTTCGAGATCGCCGTCAAACATGGCACCCCGAACCGCTGGGATGAACCAGTGCCCGTTTCGCGCCAAGACCCGAGAAGGCGGAGACTCGTCCGCGTCGCGCATCGCCTTGAGCGCACGGACGCGCCCGTGGCCGGCCAGAAGCAGGGTTCCGTCGCCCTCGAGCTGGACCGGAGCGACGAAGCCGAAGCGCCGGAAGGACTCGATGATCGCGCCGAGGTCGTGGTCCTTCGGATTGCCGTCGCGTTCGACGATCTCATCGAGGTCCAGGTACTCGAAGGCGAGCGTCTTATCGCTCAATCACCCCTCCATTCCTCGAACGAGCCGCGCGCTGGAGGCGGGTACTGGGTACCGGTACCCGGCGGGTACTTGCGGGAAGCGCCGACGCTAGCGGGCATTCGGGGTCGCCGTCACCCGCGAGCAAGACTCGGGACAGTACCTTTGGGCCCTCGGACCCGGTTCCCATTTCCTATTCCCTAAAGGATGGGGAACCGGGAACGGGGTCGTTCTCACGCTCACCCGATCCCGTCCCCGTTTCCCCATCATTAGTAGGATTGAAATCAGGAACGGAGTCCTGTTGAGCCGACCCTTCGGCGCAGTCATCGTCAACAAGCCGATAGAAAGCCAACTTGTTCCCTTTGCCCCCCTCGGGTCGGCGGTCGTCCCGCTGAATTTTCCGTTCCTCAACCAAAGCCTTCAGAGCTGCATCAATCGCTTTTCTGGTGACGCCTGCTTCGCCCGCTCTGCTCACAATGTCTTTCCTTGAGACAGGCTCTCCGTGGGCGAGGGCTTGCTCAATGATCGGATTTGCCTTGGAAAGCGCCTTCTCGTGTTTGAGAGTGTCGGCGTCGCCGAGATACCTAATGGTCGTCTTCTCCGGTGCCGGGTCCTCTAGAGCCACCGCAAAACCGGGGAGTGC